TTTGTTTACACCTCCTACCTTGCTTATATTATACAATTACCAAAAATACCAATCAACAAAAAAAGTTAAAAAAATTAAACTTATCTGTTGACAGTAAAAGTTTAAAAATGTAAACTATAGATGTGATTTGAAAGCGAGGTGAAAAAAATATGAACGAAGAAATAAGTTTTGACTACTCTTCATTAAGAGGAAAAATAATTGAGCAATTCGGAACAATTAAAAATTTTTCTGAAAAATGGGGACATTCTTATAATACTGTAAGCAGAAAACTTAATAATAAAGTTTCGTTTTCACTTCAAGATATTAAAGAAACGTCAAAACTTTTAAATATTGAACCTGATGAAGTGCCAAAGTATTTTTTTAATTTAAAAGTTTACAAAAATAAACATTAAAAAGAGATTGGGGAAAAAGGAGAAACAAAATGAACGAAGTACAATTATTTAATTTTGAAAATCATGAAGTAAGAAGTCTTTTGCTTAACAATGAGCCTTGGTTCATTGGGAAAGATGTGGCTGAGGTGCTTGGATATAAGAATGCGAGCAAGGCTTTGTCAGACCATGTCGATAGTGAAGACAAGGGGGTAACGAAATGTTATACCCTTGGGGGAACTCAAAACATGGCAATTATTAATGAAAGTGGTCTATACAGTTTAGTTCTATCAAGCAAATTACCAAGCGCCAAGAAGTTCAAACGTTGGGTAACAAGTGAAGTTTTACCAGCATTAAGAAAAACAGGGCAGTACCAAGTGAAGGAACTAAGCGGACAGGAATTAATGGCTAAGGCATTAATTGAGGCGCAAAGTGTTCTAGCTGCTAAGGATAAAGTAATCGAGGAGATGAAGCCAAAGGTGGTATTTGCTGATGCAGTAGCCACTAGCCACACATCAATCTTAGTTGGAGAACTTGCAAAGATTCTAAAACAAAATGGCATTGACATGGGTCAGAAGAGATTATTCGCATGGCTCAGAGAAAAAGGCTATCTGATCAAGCGCCAGGGCACTGATTACAACATGCCTACACAGAAGGCTATGGACCTCGGTCTCTTTGAAATCAAGGAAGGCTCTTACGTCAACGGCTCAGGTGTAAACATCACTACTAAGACACCTAAGGTTACTGGTAAAGGACAGCAGTATTTCATCAATAAATTCTTAGCAAAGGAGTGAGAGGAAAATGTGTAAACAGGCTTCGAACTTGCAAATGTTTGATGTGATTAAGAAACAGTGGGCTGATAGAAATGACATCATGATTTTAGCAAGTTGCAGTGAAGCAAAGGCTTCTAGACTTAAGAAAGAGATGACCGAGGAAGTGCTTAAATCTGGTAAAAGACTTCATGACAGTAGATATTTGCCGATGAAACTTGTTATCGATTATCTTGGGGTTGATGAAAAAAGGATCATCAAAAATGCGAATATTGAACATGAGATGATTCTAAAAGAAAGACAATTGAATAAGTAGCTTTAGTTGCTCGTAGGCACCTAAAGCCAAAGAAGGCAAATAATATTATTGTAGAATGTCTCGTTTTCATTTTTTTGGAAATACCCTTCGTATGTGTATCTTACATTGAATATATCAATCCTTTTTAAATAATTTGTCTGTTGATCAAATAAATGCTTTCTTTGGCGCTAAGTGCTTATGAGCATATAAAAAAAGAACACACGACAGCCATCGTGTGCTCCCACTCAATCTTCTCGGAAAAGATTGATAAAAATCAGACAGTGATAAGTATATCACGGAAAGAGGAAATTATGAATAGTAAAAGAATCTTATTAATTGCATTTAATGCATTTGTTTTAGGTACAGTAATCTCAATGATTACATCAGGAAGTAATTGGGATAGTACAGCCGTACATGTATCAAGTGCCTTCTCATTAGGATTAAACATCCTATTTCTAGAATATATCGGTTTGAAAGGAGACAAATAATCATGATCAAACACGTAGAAACACCATTCCTACACCTTGAGATTAAAAACGGGAACTGTGAAGTAACAGGAACAGGAAACACATGGCATTACTTACTTCTGTTTGCCTTTGCTGTTAAAGCAGCAAAAGAAGGACAATTCACAAACGGCTTTGCTAATAAATATGAAGAAAGAGAATTCAATAGAATTCTAAATAAGGTATATGAATGTCCTGATGCTGCAATTGAAGCGTTTGGGCAGTTAGGTGATGTAAATAGTTATGATGCAATCTGTGAGGCTTTGGAGAAGCTAGATAAGAGGTAAAAGATTATGAAAGGTGTAATTAAGCACAAGTTACCAAAAAACCATGAGGAGTGGTTATATGACCGCTTAAAGGGTATTGGTGGCTCAGATGTCGGGGCAGTGCTTGGATTAAACAAGTACAAGAGTGCCTACACTTTGTGGGCAGAAAAATGTGGGCTTCTTCAAGATGATCAAGAAGACAACGAAGCCATGAGAGTTGGCAGAGATCTAGAGCAGTATGTCGCTGATAGATTTACAGAAGCGACAGGGAAGAAAATTAGAAAAAGTGGGTTTTCTTTCCAATCTGAGAAGCATCCGTTCATGCTTGCAAATGTTGACCGTCTAATTGTTGGTGAAAAGGCTGGCCTTGAATGTAAGACAGCCAGCGCACTAACTAGATGTGATTTTGAGAACGGTGATATTCCACCAAGCTATTACTGCCAGTGCATGCATTACATGGCAGTTACAGGCTTCAAAAAATGGTATATAGCTGTTCTTGTGATGGGCAAGGGCTTCTTCTGGTATGAAATCAACAGAAATGAAGAAGAAATAGAAGCACTTATCAAGGCTGAAGGTGATTTCTGGGAAATGGTCAAGCAAGGTAATGCGCCTGATGTTGACGGCACAGAAAGCACAAAGAACACATTGAACACAAGATGGCAGTCTCAAGATAAGAGTTGCATTTTAGGCCATGAAGCCGAGGACAGTGTTAAAGAACTGTTGTCCATTAAGAAGAGAATTAAAGCTTTGAAAGATTTACAGGTTTCTTATGAGAACTCTATCAAAGCAGAAATGGAAGATGCAGAAGTTGCAGAAGTAGAAAATGCCACAATCAAGTGGAAGACTTCAAAAAGTATGACTTTTGATAGAGATAAGTTCAAAAAAGAAAACCCAGAGTTATTTAAGAAGTATTTAAAAGAAAACACATCAAGAAAATTCTATGTAAAGGAGAAAAAATAAAATGGCAGAAGTAAATCAGAAAGGTATTATCGCAAATACCACTAAACAGGCAGTCGCTAATAAGCATAAGCCTCAAACCCTCAAGGACTACATCAAGGTATATAAAGGAGAATTCGCTAAGGCGTTGCCTAGTGTAATCACTCCTGAAAGATTTAGTCGTATCGCTACGACAGCACTAACTAATACCCCAAAGTTGGAAAAATGTACGCCACAGTCATTCGTTGGTGCATTGCTCATTGCTGCACAGTTAGGGGTTGAACCTAATACGGCATTAGGACAAGCTTATTTAATCCCATACGGCAACCAGTGCCAGTTCCAATTAGGTTACAAAGGTATGCTTGATCTAGCATACAGAACAGGAGAAGTAAGAAGTATCACCGCTGAAGTTGTTAGAGAAGGTGACGTATTCGAATATGAATTAGGCTTGAATCCTAAATTAAGACACGTACCAGCGCAGACAGGCAGAGGAAAACCAATTTTCTACTATGCAGTATTTAAATTAGTGAACGGTGGGGAAGGCTTCCAAGTTATGTCATATGAAGATGTGATGGAACATGCAAAGAAGTATTCTAAAACATTCAACAATGGCCCATGGCAGAGTGCCTTTGATGAAATGGCTAAAAAGACAGTGCTCAAGAAGCTATTGAAATATATGCCATTAAAAACAGAATTCGTTAAAGCAGTAGCGCAAGATGAAACAATTAAAAACTTTGATGTTGGAGAAGACAACAGAGACATTCTAGACAAGCCTAATGAATGGGTTGATGCAGATGTCAATATTGTTGATGAAGACACAGGAGAAGTCAAAGAATAGGAGATGTGAAAGATGGAAAGAAGGAGATGGATAAAACTTTATATGATGGACTACGATGAAGTCTATCATGATTCCAAGATGTTCCATCTTTGGATTGACATCTTACTACACACTAATCCTGTTGATTATTATCATCATGGAGACTTGATCAAGAGAGGACAATGTATCCTCTCTCTGAATCAGGTCGCTGAAAGATGTCATATGTCTAAACCGACGGTTTCTAAGTACCTTCGATTATTAGAGGAATGTGGAAAAATCAAGTTAGATATACAACACAAAGGCACTAAAGTGACAGTGTTAAATTGGGATAAATACCAGAGCGATACAAGTACAAGCGGTTTAGAACTAAACCAAGAGGTAAACCACTCACTAAACCACTCACTAAACCACTCACTAAACCAAGAGGTAAACCACTTACTAAACCCTAATAAGAAGAGTCTAAAAGAAGAGTCTAAAAGAATAAAAGAAGAGACTAAAAGACAGACTAGGGAAGACAGAATTTATAATTCTCTTTTGTCTAAAGGATTAGAAGACTATTACTCAGAAACATATGAGAAATGTGAAGTATATGGTTTCGATAGAATCAAGAACCTAAAAGCGTTCTGTATCGCAGTTGCTGAAGAGTTAGCAGCTAAAAAGAAACCTGTACCAATAACAGAAAGAAAGAAACCAAAAAAGTTAACAGAAAAGCAACTTGAAGAAAAGAAGGAAGAGCTAAGAAGAGCATGGAGAATCTTAGAAGGAGATGAAGAAGAGGTCTCTGAAGAAGAAGTCTCTGATGAAGAGGTTGCTGAATTAAGAAAAATGATGGAAGGACTAGGAGGAGATTTATAACATGACAAATTTTGAATTTTATGCAGATGAAATTAAATCCAGAGGCTTCAGTTTTGCGGTAGATAAATCAAACGGTGAGTTATTCTGTTGTAAGGAAGAAGGCTCATGCAGTAAATGTGAATTTTGTCCTGATAAAAAGGGATTGATAGATAAAAGAGCTAAATTCGTGTGTTCAAAAATCAATATCGTTAGATGGTTATATCAGAAGCACAAGATAAAAATGAATGCTCTGGAACACGGCTTACTTGAATATATGCTATCTGAAGGCTATGAATGGGTATCGCGTGATGATGATTTCACAATCACGTTTTTCACATTAAAGCCAGTTGATAAGGATGGTACTTGGTTCTCTCCTGATAAAGGATTTGATGAACCACTAAGTTGTGTTCCTCTTTGTGAGAAGTTATTTGAATTCTTAAGAGAAGGCGAATTATTTAGCATTGGAGAATTACTTAAAACGGCGGAGGTGTTTAACGGTGATTAATGCAGAAAAGTTTAAGAAAGAAATATTAGCAATGATGGATAAAAATGACAGATTCGCAATAGATAATAAAAATGTGCTTAGAAAATGCGTGGATTTGAAATGTTCTGAATGCTTATTTGGTGAAGGTTTATGCTATTTCGAAAGAATGAAATGGCTTTTGTCAGAACACAAAGAACCTATCAAGGTATCTAAGCTGGAATATGATATTTTAAAATATCTTTCAGATAATACCGTACACATGTATATCGTGAGAGATGGAAACGGCAATATTTGTTTGTATGATGCAGAGCCAAAAAAAAGCGGAAACGGTGATTGGTGGGTAGGTCGTGGAGTGCACGGCATGGTGATGTTTGATAAGTTATTCCAATTCGTTCAATGGGAAGACAGTACACCTACACTGATCAAAGATGTTTTAGAAAATTGTGAGGTGGTCAATGATGCTGAAGAATAAAGAAGAAAGAACCTCATTCTTAAGAAATGATAAGAATTGGGAAGCTGAGTATTTAACAGCTGATATTAAAATGTTGACTTTAAAATTAACACCTAAACTATATGTCAGAAAAATTCAAGTGATGGGTTTTAATAAATTTTTTAAAAAAAGTGGATGGTATACGCAGTTTACTAAGTTCTTTTATCCTGATGATCTATATTATGGTCCTAATGCTTCAGATACAGAATTATTAAAATATTTAACTGCACATAAAAATGATGATTACATTGAAGACTTAGAAGTAGAAGGAGAACAGTAAAATAATGAGAATAAATGAAGTGTTAACAAGAGTCGATGAAGATGAACTCATTGACATTAGATGTAAAAGTTGGAATTTTTGTATACAAGGAACAAAATGGGAAATCACTCATAGTGACACATTCATGGATAACCATTTTGGAGATATGTTAGTAACTCATATTGAAGTAAATGATTCGCCAAGAGGACACGCAATCATGCTATTGGCTGATTAAGGAGGAAAGTAAATGGATCCACAGGAATTACATAATATGCTTGGTGCTCTTGTATCAAATTGTCCGAAACTTGAAAAAGTATGCGAGACATGGGGCAACCAGCACATGTTAACTATCGCAATGGAAGAAAATGCTGAACTCATACAAGCAATATCAAAAATCAAACGTAATGGGTTGGACCCAATCAATGCTTCACATTTGGATGAAGAGACTGCGGATGTATTGATATGCATATGTGAGTTATTTGTGATGGGATATCTAGATGTATATGAAATTGCTGAAATCATAGAAAGAAAAGTAGAAAGATCCATAAGAAGAACTCAGGATTATATATACGAATTACAAGAGGAGGCTAGCTGCAATGGTGAATTTTAGCGTCGAAAAAGTACAGGAAATTGTAGAAGAAAAGGAAGCTGAATATAAGAAGCTAGAAGAAGAGTATTCATATTTGAAAGAAGAATATGGAGAGCTTGAAGAAGTATGTCAAGACTTAAAAAAAGAAAACAATACTCTTAAAAGAGAAAAAAACAGTTTAGTGAAAGCAAATGCTACTGTATTGAATTTCTATAGAGAAGATTGTGGGAAAATGGATGATATACAAAAATTAAACAGTAAGCTTGTTAGAAGCTGTAAAAAGGCTAACAGGGATTTCTTTATCTTAGCAGCAGCTTATGTTGCTACACTAGTGCTAATGATTTACTTGTTTATCAGATAGGAGTGATATAGATGTTTTTATTGCAGGTATTAGAAAATGTATTTTCTGTGTTTGCTATCGTTATGCTGATTGTTGCTGTCCTTATTGTGATATCAGTAATTGCTATTGCGGTGTTTGTTATCGTGTCGGTCGTTGTGAATGGCATAGAAGAAGATAAGGAGAATAATAATCTGTGATTACTTCAAGTCAGATTAATGAAATATTAGGCATTACAGAGTCGTTTCAGTTGCATGGAGCACTTAAAGACATTCTTTTTGATAAAGATAAACGACTCAAGATATTTAAAAGATTTCTAGAGATAGAGAATAATCTAGATTACGATTGGTTCACTAATTACTTTCAGGAAGAACAGGCAAATAGAAACAATCTTAAACAGGACTACACTCCTCATTGCTTATGTGATCTAGTTAATAGACTAATTCCTCAGCAATCTGAAGTTATTTATGATGAATGCTGTGGGATTGGTGGTTTAACTATCTCAACGCTGAAAGAGCACCGAGACAGTATATTTTATCTAGAAGAGTTATCAGACAACTCTGTAATGCTTCTCTTGTTCAATCTATCAATAAGAGGAATAAACGCATATGTGAAACATGGTGATGTTTTAACCAATCAATTTAAGCAAGTCTATAAACTTACGAATAATGGTGAATTCAGTGATATAGAAATAGTAGGGGATGCTGATAATGAGTTTAAAGCTGATGTAGTTATCAGCAATCCTCCTTATTCTCTTAAGTTTGATAATGTTGATAACTATAAGTATGATGCTAGATTCTCTAATTATGGTGTTCCTCCTAAAAGTAAGGCTGATTATGCGTTTGTGCTGCATGGCTTATCACATCTAAAAGAAAACGGCTCAGCGTTCTTTATTCTGCCTCATGGGGTATTATTCAGAGGCTCGAAAGAGGGAGACATTAGAAAACTGCTGATTGATGATAATCTGCTTGATGCAGTTATCGGACTACCTAGTAATTTATTCCTGAATACTCAGATACCTGTTTGCGTGTTGATTTTCAAGAAGACAAGAAATGACAAGGATATACTTTTTATAGATGCCTCAAAAGAGTTTGTAAAAGAAGGCAAGCAGAACTATTTGAGTGATGATCAGATAGAAAAGATTAAATCAGCATACTCACTTAGAAAGGACATTGACAAGTTCAGCCATGTTGCTTCATTGGAAGAAATCAAAAAGAATGACTACAATCTCAATATTCCTCGATATGTTGACACATCAGAAGAAAAAAAGCCTGTTGATCTAGCACAAGTAGTAAGTGAACTAGTACAGATTGAAACTGAAATAGAAGCCACCGAAAAAGAATTCGTGGCAATGCTGAAGGACTTGAGAGGCCCTCAAAGTTATGAGATAGAGAAAAACAGGCTTATCAGTCAATTAGAGAGCAGTAAGAAGCACTCCTATACAAATATGCTTAATGCTGCAAATGACTTCCTAGAGAAGTATAAAGAAGAATTAAAGGATAATCACGTTGTTAATCTCTTAGACATAGCAACAATTGAAAGAAGCAAGAAAAACAAGATCTATAAGAAAGGGTCTATTCTAATACAATTAAGTGCTACAAAAGGGCAGATGGTCTATCTCGATGATGATACAAAGGTAGACTCTAAATATGGAGTGTTTGAGGCTGACAGGAACAAAATTGAGCCACGATATCTGTATTACGTGCTTAAAATGTCTATGCCTGACTTCTTAACTAGATATCAAACAGGGTTGAATATTAAACCAGAAATATTTGATAGCTTTAAAATTAAGGTTCATAGCAGTTTAGAAGTACAGAAGATAATTGTTAAGATTCTAGATTCTTTCAATGTGGAATTAGAGGAAAAAGAGATAGAAAAGTATAAGAAAATAAAAGAATATCATCTAGACAATATGTTTCCTGGATGAAGAAAGAAGGTTTAAAAATGTTAAATCGTGCTTTATTAGTCGGAAGACTTACAAGAGACCCTGAACTAAGAAGAACAGGGAGTGGAAAGGCAGTCACAAGCTTTAATCTAGCAGTAGAAAGAAACTTCAAGAGTGATGATCAAGAAGCTGATTTCATTAACTGCGTATGCTGGGGGAAGATTGCAGAAAACACAGAACGATACTGTTCTAAAGGTTCACTTGTGTCGGTTGATGGTCGTATACAGACAAGAAATTATGAAAACAATCAAGGCCAGAAGGTATATGTTACTGAAGTAATTGCTGACTCTGTACAGTTTATTAATACAAAGAGAGATAGTAATACAGCTACTGCAGCACCACAGCCACAAAGTAATAGTTATGTGCCTAATGAACCTATCCAGCAGTTTGAAGATGAAGGCTTGATCATGGACGAAGAGGATATCCAGTTCTAATGATCAAGAATAAATACAAGGCTAAGAAGGCAGTTGTTGACGGCATTGTCTTTGATAGTCGAAAAGAAGCAAAGAGATATACAGAACTCAAGAAACTTGAAGAGATGGGAATCATTAGAGACCTGTCTCTTCAGGTTCAGTTCGAACTAGTGCCGTCATTTGAGATTATTATTGATGGGAAGAAGAGGAAAAGAAGACCAATCACATACGTGGCCGACTTCGTATATTACAGAGATGATGAAAAGGTCATAGAGGACGTCAAAGGTCTCAGAACTCCTGTCTATAACATCAAGAAGAAGTTATTTGAATATCGTTATCATGAGACAATCACGGAGGTATAGAAGTGGCTAGATTAGTTGAAGTATGGGACTACTTTAGAGCGCCTATGAGCGAGAATGACATGATAAGAATGCGCAGAACGTTCAGCATCATCAATCTTGATAAATGCACCTTTGAATTCCAGTTGCCTCCTAGATGGCCAGAAGGTGGACTGTGTGCAATCGTTTTCTATTACAAGAAGAAGATGATCCACAAGGAAGAGTACAGCACTATGAGTCTAGCAAAGGCAAGACTTGACTGGCTTTCAACGTTTGTTCCTAAAAAGGAAGAAGGGAAACTTGAATACAAAGGAATGCCGATTGATGCTGATGATATTATTGCAGTTCTTAATCATACAAGCTTTAGTGATAGAACTATAAGCATTGTTACATCAAGAATAAGAATCAATGACAGAGTGCAGCGCAAGAGTTGCTACACGGTTCTTGAAGAGATTCAAAAGAAGTTCATTAGATAATCAAACAGGGCATTGAGTTCTTTATTAGATTTTATATACTATCAAGAAAATTTATTAGGACCCCTCATACTTAATAGATTCTTTTCTAAAAGCCAGATCCTCTCATGGATTCGATGCCCTAACATATTTTTCTATTCTAAAACCAACAAACAACAGCAGTGTCATGGCTTTGCTTCAATCTCATTCACCTTCTTTTGCAAAGAATAAGAGTATGAAGCGCTAATTTTGCTACTATCTAACTAAGTTATGATGTTGCTGGGAGAAGAGAAGACGGAAATTGAAAACCAATAGGAAGAGTAAAGGACTGTTTTCTTCTTCTCCAGAAAGGAGGTTAATTTTTGTTTTTTATTTTATTTGTACTGGTGATAGTGATTTATTTATTTTTTATTTTTGAGTAATCAGGAGGATTCTTTATGACAATTGACGAGACAAGAACATTTCTAAAATCATATAAAAGCATGGCCAACAGGGTAGAGTATATCAACAATAAAATGCTTAATGTTAAATCAATTAGATATGACGATGCTCAAAGATGTTCTTATGGCGAGCCTAAAACTCAAAATGATTACATCATCATGAAAGATGAATACTTGTCTCAGATGCAAGAAATAAAGGATTCTATCGAAAGATTGAGCAGTATGACATATAGAAACATACTGTTTTATCGATATATAGAGTGTTTGAGTGTATATGATATTGCTGAAATTATGGACTATTCTCCAGCAACAGTAAGAACGTATATACTCGATGCAGTTAAAGAATTATCAGTTATTATGTGAAAAAGTCCTAATTGTTAATGATTTATACTAACAATAGTGTGGTATTATGTAAATACATGATAGTCCATACAGAGCGATAGAGGCACATACAGCCTCTTTTTTTGTTACATGAAGGAGAATAACAGATGAATGATATCAAGATAACGCAGAAGTCTATTGCTGATCTAATCCCTTATAGTCGCAATCCTAGAAGGAATGATGAAGCCGTTCCGATGGTGATGAACAGCATCAAGGAGTTTGGTTTTAAGGTTCCTATAGTTGTTGATAAGAATAATATCATCGTATGCGGTCATACAAGGTTTAAAGCAGCGCTAAAGCTAGGACTTGAGACAGTTCCATGCATAGTAGCCGATGACCTCTCAGACGAGCAGATTAAGGCATTTAGACTAGCAGATAACAAGGTATCAGAGAAAGCTGAATGGGATTTTGAAATCCTAAGTGGTGAACTTGATGACATTATCAGCATTGACATGGATTCATTTGGGTTTGAGGATGATGATTTTGAAGATTATGAAGACTATGAGCATGAAGCAAACCAACAGGAAATACAAAGAAGAGTTGAAAATATAGTCAATCTAGAATACGGACAGTTTGAAGGTGAAGGAAAGTATGACATTCCTAAGTTAGAGCCTGTTACAGAACTGCCACCAATTTCCGAATGGATAGGATTCAATTATGTATTATCTGACAATGATCCAACAGGCAAGGCCGTTCACTTCTTCATAGATGACTATCAATTTGAAAGAATTTGGAATAATCCACAGCAGTATGTTGAAAAATTAAGACAGTATGTTTGTGTTGCAACTCCTGACTTCTCTCCTTACGGGGATATGCCACTTGCTACACAGATTTTTAACATTTATAGAAAGGCGTGGGTTGGTGCATTCTTGCAGTCTCAAGGCATCACAGTTATTCCGACAGTTCGAGCAAGTACAGACCCAAGAAGCATGGAGTTCTATCTTGACGGCATTCCTGAGAATAGTATTGTGCTGATCAGCAACATGTGGACGAAAGACAAAGAGGCTAGAAAGTACTTTATTGAACATGAATATAAAAACATGATTGATAAGTTACATCCTAGCAAGGTGCTTCTTTACGGCAAGATGATGGATGAATTGAAAGATGATAACGTGGAATGCATAGAAACATTCGCACAAGGAAGGTGGGGAAAATAAGATGGCAAAAGGTAGCAGAGGTGGAAAAAGAACGAGCTTAGGGAAAGGTCAAGGACTGAATCCTAATGATATTGTTGGAACCACTTCACTTATAAGTGAACGTGAAGGGCATCGCCAAGAGGTTGATGAAGTTCTTACTGTCGGAAAAGATATGTTTGATGAATATGGTATAGAAATTGATTTTGAAGTTGCAACACTTAAGGGGAATGGTAGAAAAGCACTAGGATATTATGACGGCGATAATATCGCAATCAATAAAGCCCATTTTGATAGTAAAAATATGACTGCAGTTATGGATACATGTACTGACAGAGGGATGTTTCATCCTAGTAGAGGAAACAAAACAGGCTTACAGTCAGTTGCTGCTCATGAATTTGGTCATGCCCTTACTGATAAAATTGTGAACAGTAGAAAAATCAGTGAAAAGCAAATCATCAGCCGAGCAGCAAAACAGACAGGTCACGGCCAAGATCACAAAGCTTTTGCAAGTAAAATAAGCGGATACGCAAAAGAAAGTAATAGAGAATGTATTGCAGAAGCTGTTGCTGATGTGTATTGTAATGGAAGTAAGGCAAAAAAAGAAAGCCGAGCAATTGTAAATATTTTGAAAGGTAAATAAAGGTGAACAATATGAGAAATAAAAAAATTATTTATTCAGAACCAAGCGATTATATTCCAAAGGATTTAAGAAAGAAATATGGGTTAGGTGAATATGCTAAACCTGAAACACCTAAAAAGAAGGCAACAAAGAAACCAAAAAAATAGATATGATCATATGGTGTAAATAGTCATTAAAGAACGTTCATTGATTGAGCGTTCTTTTTATGTTTTTAAAGGAGTGATGATAATGGCAAAAAGTGAGTTCGCAAACATGACACCAGAAGAAAGAAGAGAGAACGGCCGTAAAGGCGGACTTGCATCTGTCAAGGCAAGAAGAGAAAAGAAGGCAATGAAAGACAATCTTGCATCGCTTCTTTCCATGTCTCTCAAATCCGGTAAGATAGCCGATGTAGACACAATCAAGAACTTTGCTTCCTTGAATGGCAAGAATGTGACTGTACAGGATGCAATACTCATTAAACAGGTTCAAAAGGCAATGAAGGGCGACACTAAGGCAGCAGAATTCATTAGAGACTTGAGCGGTAATAAGCCTGGCAGTAGTCTTGACATCAAGTCAAATGGACAGATAGTAATTATAGATGACATCGAATAAAGCAAAGCTTTCTGACATTATAGGCCCAGCGTTCTATGATCTTCATAAATATGTTAAGACTAATGCATATACGCATTACTGGCTAAAGGGTGGCCGTGGTTCCTTGAAATCTTCTTTCGTTGGCACAGAGATTCCTTTAGGGATTATGAGAGATGCGAAACGTGGTGTAATGAGTAATGCCGTTGTTATAAGACGTGTAAAGGACACTTTAAGAGGTTCAGTATATGAACAAATCAAATGGGGCATATTCATGCTGAAGGCTGAAGAAGATTGGGACATACCTGAATCTAAGCTGCAGATGACATACAGGCCGACAGGACAGCAGATAATATTCAAAGGTGCTGACAATCCTAAGAAGTTGAAATCTATCAAGGTGTTTGTCGGTTATGTTAAATATGTATGGTACGAAGAATGTGATGAATTCGAAACATATGACAAGATAACCAATATTAATCAGTCGCTTCTTCGTGGTGGGCATGAGTATTGTGTCTTTTATTCCTTCAACCCTCCTGAATCACAAAGAAATTGGTGCAACAGGCAAGTCCTTGTGAAAAGGGATGACACATATGTTTCTCACACAACTTACTTACAGGCACCTCCTGAATGGCTTGGGGAGCAGTTTCTAATTGAAGCCAACCACATGAAGGAGACAAAGCCTGATAAGTATAAGCATGACTATTTGGGAGAGGTAACTGGAACAGGTAGCGAGGTTTTCACAAACCTTGATATACGTGAGATAACCGACGAGGAAATACAGGTATTTGATAGATTAAAAAACGGATTGGACTTTGGTTATGCTGGTGACCCATTAGCATATGTCAAAGCGAATTATGACAAGACGCGCAGGCGTCTTTTTATTTTTGGTGAAGTATATGGAACTAGACTATCAAATGCCAAGGCCGTAAAACTCATAAAAGAGATTAACCCGCTCAACAAGCTAGTCACTGCTGATTCAGCTGAACCAAGAACCATAAACGAATTCAAACTGTTAGGTCTTAATATCATAGGCGCAAAGAAAGGCGCTGACAGTGTAGACAATGGAATAAAGTTCCTTCAGGACCTGGACAAGATAATTATAGATCCTGTTAGATGCCCCAATGCTGCACGTGAATTCAATGACTATGAAATAGAGATGGACAGAGACGGCAACCTTAGAGGGGACTTCCCCGACAGAAACAACCACACTATAGATGCAGTTAGATATGCTATAGAAAATGAAATCCTTATGAAGAAGGCAAGAGCAGGAAAGAGGAGATTTTAAAAGATGTATTATACTTTCACGATTCCACGAGAAAACTTTGACGAGACAAACATAGACAGAAACATGATTCTTCGTCTCATTGGCAAGCATTACAGCATTCGTGCTCCTGAGATATTGAAGAATGTGGGCTATTACTTTGGTAAGCATGCCATCATGAACAGGGAAAAGAAGTTCAAGAACCAGCCGAACAATAAGATCATGGTAAATCATGCTAAAGATATATCAGATACAGCCACAGGCTATTTTCTTTCAAACCCCATCACATTCAAGAAGAATACAGAAGACGGCAATATTGACAAGCTGACTGGTGCCTTTGTTGATGCTGAAACAGATGACACAGATTCATGTAATGCTATTAATATGTCACGTGCTGGTGTCGCTTACGAATATGTTTACTTATGTGAGCACGAAAGCAAACTGATGACCAAGACACTTGACCCATTATCAACGTTCAAGGTTTTCGATGCTTCAATTGAACAGCATGAACTATTCAGCGTTTATTATTCCATTGAAAAAGATGATTCTACTGACAGGTTCAATATCATCGCGACAGTGACCACTGAGAACTATGTCACAAGAATGGGAATCACATGCAATGAGGAGTTTGAAAAAGGCGAGTTTTCAAAACTTGGGGAGCCTTATCCACATTTCTTAGGTGAGGACCCTATCATTGAATATAGAAACAATATGGACTGCATTGGAGACTATGAACAGCAGATTTCTCTTATTGACGCATACAATACGTTATGCTCTGACAGAATCAACGATAAGGAGCAGTTCATTGATGCGGTGCTTGTTATCTATGGCGCCCTTTTAGGTGATACCGATGAAGAAGCAACAAAGGCGCTTCATGATATTAGAAAGAATGGAGTTATGGAACTTCCTAATGATGCACGCTCTGAATATCTGACTAGAACATTTGACGAGAATGCAGTGGAAACACTCAAGCGCTCAATAAAGGAAGATATCTATTCACTTTCTCATGTTCCTAATCTGACAGATGAAAACTTTGCTGGCAACAGTTCAGGCATTGCCATTCAGTATAAGCTTCTAGCCCTTGAAACCCTCACCAAGACGAAAGAGAGATATTACAAGAAGGGACTTAAGAAGCGCATAAGAATGTTCTGCACTTATCTCAATCTAAAGGCAATTGCTGCTGATCAGTCAATGATTGAGCCTGTATTTACAAGAGGACTCCCGCAGAACCGTCTTGAATTATCACAAATCATTGCGAACCTTAAAGGTGTTGTATCAACTAAGACACTTCTTGCACTGCTTGACTTTGTTTCAAATGTTGATGATGAAATGAAAGAAGTCAAGAAAGAACAGCAGGAAGCACTTGAAACACAGAAGCAGTTATTTGATACCGAAAATCAGAACACTCCTCCAGAAGAAGAAACAGATGATCATGAGGAAGATGATAACGATGATGACGAAGACAAGGAATAATAATGTTCTATTATGACTAACATCAAAAACATAAAGTACTGGGAGATGCGAGAAGCAAGGAACATGTACAAGGATATGCAGTTGGCTGAGGACTGTGCCAAAGAGTTGAGCGTTATCTATAGCAAGGCTGCAATCTACACTGCCAAGCAGATTGAGGGAATATTCAATAGATTCGCTTCAAAGCATCATCTGACAAGAGACGAGGCTATTAATCTTCTTTCAGAGGCTGACAGCAGAAATTTCGAAAAACTACTTGAAGCATACAAGAATAAGACAGGCGCCCAAAAAAGAGAGGTACTAGCAGAATTGGAAGCCCCAGCATACAAGAACCGTATGAAGAGGCTTGACGATATTAACAAGTCAATTAATAAGCTGATTAATGCCATTGCATCCAAGGAAAGAGATGCTATAGGGAAGACAATGCGAAAGGTCTATGAAAGCAGTTATCACCATGCAGTATATGAAGCCGCAAGAATGAGCGGTCTAGATCTTCAGACAGGTCCCATTGATGAAGGCGCTCTTGAAACCATTCTGAAAAAGAAATGGTCAGGTCAGAACTATTCCGAAAGAGTATGGAACAATACTCAGAAGGTGGCCGATGCACTAAAAGAGGAGTTCATGATAGGAGCCCTCACAGGAAAGACAGAGAAGGAAATGACCGACTCAATCAATGAACAGTTTCTATCAGGTAGAAATAAAGCTAGAAGACTCGTAAGAACAGAATCATCATACATTCACAATGAAGCGCACTTTCAGGCTTACAGGGATTACGGCATAGAGTTGTATAGATTCGTTGCAACACTAGACCTTAGAACGTCTCAAATTTGCCGTGAGAGGGACGGAAGTGTATACAGGGTAGATGATAAGAAGACAGGTGTAAACGCCCCTCCAATGCACCCATGGTGCCGTTCTACGACTATTACGAATCTTGATGATGAAACTATGCATAATCTAGAAAGATTTGCAAGGGACCCCGTCACAGGTGAAAAAATAAAGGTTCCAGCGGACGAGACTTATAAACAGTGGTATCAGAGAATGGTTGAAAAGCATGGTGCTGAAGCGATTAATACTGCTGAGAAGTCAGCTAAGAATTATTCTAGTGATAAGAAACAGCAGAGAAAGTACTCCAATTCATTGGATAAGGAAAATATGCAATTATCACAATCAGAATTCCGAGATTCGAAGAATAAAAACAAAGAAGTATTGAATGATCTAAAAACTAATGTTAAAGCTAAAACAACTTCTATTGGTCAAGATAAAACAGCTCTTGTTAAGAAAGAGGAAAATACCAATACAAAATTAATTGAAAAGAACGATAAAACATTAGACTTGAACAAAAAGCCAGAAAGAGAAAGGATTATTTCTGAAAATAAAAAGGATAAAATACCTGAAACTACAATAACTGCATTGAACAATGCCATGAGAATGAATGAAAGAAATCCGGATATTGCAAGAAGAGATTTAACACTTCTTTTACCGAGCAAAACGTATATAGGATTAAATCCATTTAACGGAAGAAAAATCTATATATATGACAAAGACTTTTCTTATTTTATAAAAAAACATGTAACTGATGGGTCTCTTGATATACAGGACCTTATGACAGTAAATACCATACTAGATTATGATATGGCATTTATAGCGGAAGATGGTAATAGTTATTCATTTGTGAAACAAGCGGAGCGAAAAAACGGAGCTTATGATATTGTTCTTAAATATATTAATGATGAAGAGGAAATTTTCCATTTCAACTATAAGAGTAAAAAATCTGCAGCTAAGAACATAAAAAGACTTAAAAAGAAAATGAGTTTATTGGATGTGAGAAATAAAAATATATTGACTTATTTAGATTTAAGTGATTTAATTGACTTAGAAAAGGATAACTGATGTAGAAAAATCGGTCTCGTCTAACACGCCGTATATCTAATTAGATATATGCCGGATGAGGGATGCCCATTCTTAGAAATGGTTCGACCGCCCCTCCAGTTATCCTTTTTAATTGATAATTATTACGCAAATCGACTAAAAGAATAGTCGTTTTTTCTTTTATACAATCTCAAGGAAGGGGAACAACATGGCAAGAGATGATTATCATGTAATTGTTTATCAGATTCTATCCTATCTGTATATGCAGCTAAAGCATGGTAAGGATATTGATGCATCGCTCATTAGACATGATAGTAAATATCTGCAAATCAACAGAAAGTATTGGACTTATGTCATTGTGAATCTGTTGAATGAGGGATATATCAGTGGGATAGTAATTGACCAGGATATAGACGAAAACATTGATATATACAATCTTGATAAATGTGAGATTACACCAAAAGGAATAGAATACCTTACTGATAATTCAACTATCGAAAAAGCCAAGAAATTCATGAAGGACCTGAAAGACATAATACCGTTTGTATAAGCCGACTGTTTAGTCGGTTTTTATTTTACTCAATTTCAAGAAAGGAGAATCATATGGCTGAAGGATTGAAACCACATCATCACCAGTACTTTGAGTATGACTGTAAAAGTCATTTTGACAGCCGTAGGCACGTCATTGTTAAGAAGGTGACATATATGTGCATGATATGCGGAAAACTCTCTCACGAGACATATGAGGAGTACTGTCCGCCTCCCAAGGAAAGAAAACCTAAAGCATTGATGAAATACAGAAGCAGACAGAAGAGCGGTTGATGTTCTTCTTTTTTTCTGTCTGTCCATAACGTGCATATGACATTAAAAGGTGCATGGATATAACAGTCATACGGACTATAAACGGAGGAATTAAGTTATGGAATATATTAAGAATATGATGCCTTTGAACCTTCAGCTTTTTGCGGAAGAAGGGGAAGAGGGGGAAGAAGATACAGGCGATGAAGGGAATCCCGATAATGCGCAGTCAGGTGAACCTGAAGATGGTAAAGCCAAAGTAACAACCCTCACAGAAGACGATGTGGACAGAATCGTCCAGAAGAGACTTGCCCGTGCAAGAAAGAAGTGGGATAAGGATCATACGGAAGCCGAAAGGCTTCAAAAGATGACAGATGATGAAAAGAAGCAGTATAAGGAAGACAAGAGAAAAGAAGAACTTGACAATAGAGAAGCAGCAATTACTCGTAGAGAACTGACTGCAGTCGCCAAGGAACAGCTTAATGCCGCAGGAGTTCCAGCAGACATGGCTGACTTCATCGACTACACTGATGCTGATTCCGTAAATGAATCTGTCAAGAGACTCTCTAAAGCATTCAAGGGAGCGGTTCAGCAGTCTGTTGATGACCGATTGAAAGGCAAAGCCCCTTTAGATAAGGCTAAAAACACTGTATTGACTGCTGAAGAAGAGGATGCAAGACAGGCATTCGCGAATGCACTTAAATTTTAGAAAAGAGGTATAGAACATGGCAATTAACACATTACAGTATTCAACTATTTTTCAGACTGAACTAGATAAGCAGATGGAGCATCTCACTCTTACATCATGGATGGATGCCAACGCTGGACAGGTAAAGTATAACGGCGGTGCTGAAGTCAAAATTCCTAAGATGTCATTAGTCGGCTTAGGTGATTATGACAGAGACGAAGGATATAAACAGGGCGCTATCACTCTAGAATATGAAACATTCAAGATGACACAGGACCGTGGAAGAAAGTTCCTTCTTGATGCGATGGATGTAAACGAAACTAACTTTGTGGCATCTGCTGGCACTGTCATGGGAGAATTCCAGCGTGTACACGTTGCCCCTGAAGTAGATGCTTATCGTATTTCTAAGGTCGTATCTGATGTTACAGCAAAGAAATCAGCGAATATCCTAACAACTGCATTAACTGAACAGAATATCCTTTCTGAATTAGAAAAGGCAGCGGATACTATCCGTGATAAAGGATATCAGGGCGATATCATCTGTCATATTACATATGATACTTTAAGATTATTAAAGGAAAAGATGGTAAACAGCAACCTTACATCAGGTAAATTGACTATTGGAAATATCACATTAGACATCTATAAGCTAGATGAAATCACATTCATTCCTACACCAAAGAATAGAATGTATTCAGCCATCAAGGTTGATGCTGGAGCAACAAAAGACGCAGGTGGATATACAAAAGGTGAAACTGCTAAGAATGTAAACTTCTTAATGGCGCCAATTAATAGTGTTATCGGTGTTACTAAACAGGATAAAGTAAGAGTATTTGACCCTGATACTAACCAGGATGCAAATGCTTGGCAGTTTGACTATAGAAGATATCATGACTGCTGGGAAAAGGACAACATGCTTGACCTAATCATTGCTAACGTCTCAGCTGATGCATAATGATCATTGTAAAAAGAATCAACGTTGAAAGGGCCATCCATGAGGATGACCTTCAGCGTTATACAGAACAGGGATATCATGTCATTGAAGACAAGAAGAACGATGAAGATACTCCTGTAGAAAACAATGAAGTGACAGACCTCAACGATATGACTGTTGACCAGTTAAAGACTATTGCAAAGGAAAAGGGCGTTAGCGGATATTCTAGTCTTGTTAAAAAAGAATTGGTCGCAGTTCTCACAAAGATGCAGGAGGATTAATCTATGGATCTAGTTGAGATTGTTGCTAAAAGAACAGGAATGAGTGAAGGCCGTGCGAAAATATATGTCGATATGGCGAAGCAGCGTGCTCTAGCGCATACGAACCGCACTGTATACATCACTGCAATGGATTTCTGTGTGGCTGACCTAGCATGTGCCATGTATTTCAGAGAGGGCATGGTCGGCGAATCGTCACACTCAGAAGGTGGCATCACATCTACTTTTCAGTCTTCCACTTTTGAAGATATTCTTTCAACTCTCAACAATTTGAGACTGATTCGTGCAGGAGGAATCGTTCACGAAAAGAAGTCGGAGGAAAATCAATGAGACTTTCAGCGTTAAAGAATTATCGTGTATATGAGCCTGTCATTGAAAAGGATGACGAGGGCGTCACTACTGAAAAGTGGGTCAAGAGAAAATCAATGCTTCTTGAGATATGGCCTGCATCCGGTAAATTACAGGCTGAAATGTACGGAGAGAGACTGAACTACATTCTTAATATGATTCTTCCTAAGAATAAGGATGATGATTTCAGACCCACTGAAAAGTGGGGTGTGAATGTCTATAATCAGTCAATCGATGAACCGGATTATAGGATCATCAGCATGAAGGAATATAACAGACACTATCTCTATGCACTGGAGAAGATTATTAAATGAGCCTCAATGGTGCTAATGAATTATTTAGAAAGCTTCGTGCTATAGATGCAGTTCTTGAGAATCCTGAACAGGTTCTCGGAAAGGCTGCGGAAACAATCAGAAGTGGTTGCGTTCTTGAATGTCCTGTAAATAATGGTGAATTAAGAAATTCCATTAAGACAAGAGTTGAAGGCGACAAGGGATATGTTTATACAAATAAGGCATATGCTCAATATGTTGAATTCGGAACAGGTCGAAAAGGTGCAGCAGACCATGCTGGAATATCTCCATATGCACATCCTTCTTATACTATGGAACCTTGGTGGATTCCTGAAGAGAAGCTATCAGAAGAAGCAATAAATAACTATCATTGGGTAGTTATCGAGGTTGATGGAAAGAGATATTACAGGTCGGATGGACAGCCTGCACAGCCATTCATGTACCAGGGAGCAAAGAAGACTGAAAAGAAAGCAGTGAAGGATGCTGGTATAGTAATCAGCCAGTTAATTGAAAAGGATTAAAAGCATATGATCAACATTAAAGATAAAGTATATAAGGCTCTGACAGATGAAGGCCTTGAAGTCACTGATATCTATCCTAAGGACTGGGCAAAGCTTCCAGCAGTTCAGTATGTTGAGGAAGATAACAGCGTGGCAGAATGGACGGATGACAAGGAGCAGACATCACATGTCCTTTACAGAATCGAAATCTGGGATACTAAGAGTACATCAGGTACAGCCTTGAAAGTTGATAAGGCATTATCAGCAATGGGGCTCAAGAGAGTATCATGCAGAGATATTGATGATGCATCAGGACTTAGACACAAGAAAATGAGTTATGAAGCATATTATGATAGTGATTATATCTATCATGGTATGTAACTGATAAGGAGGAATTATATAATGCTAGCAAATGGCGCTAAATTATCTTATGACAAGACAAACAAGGGAACTTCTTTTACTGACCTTCCAGGGTTGAAGAAGATTCCTGACATGGGTATTGAAAAAGAAAAAGTTGAAAACTCTTCACTTGATGATGCAGTTAAGGTCTATGAGTTTGGTATCGGAGACCCTGGAGACCTTGAATATACATTCAAGTATGATAACAGCAAAGCAACATCTTCATACAGATTAATGAGGGAACTAGAAAAAACAGGTGCTACTGCAATGTTCAAGGAAACATTGAAGGACGGCACTACAACTACATTCTCAGGACAGGTCACTGTTAAAAGAGCGGGCGGTGGTGTCAATGATGCTATTGAATTTACTGTTGCAATCGCATTACAGTCTGAACTCACTATTACTGATCCAACAGAAGTAGCAGCATAGAAAGGAAGATATAGATAAATGGCAGAAAAAGCAAAAAGAAAACCGTTCATTATTTGGAAAATCGGTGAAGAAGAATACAAATTAAAACTGACAACAGGAGAAATCTCTAGACTAGAACAGATGTATGGTGGAAGTCTTATCAACCTTCTTAATACAGAAACAGGCATGACACCATTATGCACTATGCTGGACATCACACATGGTGGTCTTCAGAAATTCAACAGCAACATCGACAGAAGCGATGTGAATGATATGTTTGATAGATACATCGATGAAGGTGGCTCACAGACAGAGTTCCTTAGTGATATTCTTATTCCATTGTTCCAGGTATCGGGTTTTTTCTCTGGGGCTCTCGAAACGAAAATGGAAAAGGAAATGGCGGAAGCCAAGAAGAATCTCTAGAAGATATCCTGATTACAGATTACATATACAAGGCGGTCTATGATCCAGCGCTTGATGCTGGAGTAGACCCCTTTTCATTTTGGAATTATTCGTTAGATGAGCTATTCGATATTATTTCAGCATATGAAAGAAAGAAAAAAGAAATGGTGCGACAGGAAGCGATATCTCTTCAGATACAGGCCCTTCAGATAAGGGATTGTATTTCTGCTGTCCTTAACGGCAAGGATGATTCATTCACTCCTGCACAATTGTGGGACTTCTATCCTTCACTTTTTGAAGAGGATAGGAAAGAGTTTGAAAAAGAGAAGGAAAGAAAAGAGATTGCAAGCGCTAGATCTTCTCGTATTGCCTTCAGTAGAAGACATAATGAAGCACTAAGAAAAAGAAAGGCGGTGATGCAGAATGACGGTAGAGGAACTGCAGATAGTAATATCTGCACAGACGAAATCAGCGAAATCAGAACTGAACAGCGTGAAGAATGAAGTCACCGGCCTAAAGAATCATGTTGACAAGGTCACAGGATCAATTGGCAATTCATTCAAGAGTATCCGCAATATTGTGGCGGGTCTTGGTATTGCTTCTCTGATTAAATCAACGATATTAGGTAATGTTGATGCTGCAATCAAGAGAGTTGATACTCTTAGCAACTATAGCCGTGTGATGTCAAATCTAGGTGTTGGTAGCGTTCAAGCGAATGCATCTGTACAGAAACTAAGCAATAAGCTTATTGGGCTCCCAACAACCCTAGACGATGCATCAGGCGCAGTACAGAGATTCACATCAGTGAACAGTAACATCTCTAGATCAACAGATATGTTCCTTGCACTAAATAATGCTATTCTAGCCGGCGGTGCAAGTTCAGAAATACAGAAATCAGCCTTAGAACAGTTGTCACAGTCATATGCTAAGGGTAAACCCGATATGTTTGAATGGCGTTCAGCGATGACTGCAATGCCTGCACAGATGAAACAGGTGGCTGAGGCCATGGGTTTTGTTAATGCTTCAGCACTAGGCGAGGCATTAAGAAACGGAACGGTATCAATGGACCAGTTCATGGATACAATTATGAAGTTAAATACACAGGGCATTAACGGCTATCAGTCATTTGAGGAACAGGCAAGAAATGCGACAGGTGGAATTGCTACATCAATCGCTAATATGAGAACAGCTATTGTTAGATGTATGTCAGATGTAATGAACACAATTGGACAGTCTAATATTGCTGGATTCTTTACCAATATTGCAAAGGCAATTAACTCATGCGTCCCATATGTTGTTGCATTCACTAAAGTTGTTATGGTCGCCGTTGGGTATCTGACGGCACTGTTTGGTGGCAAGTCAAAGAAGTTGAGTTCTTCTTTTGGTGGAGTGTCAAACAATGCTAAGAAGGCAGCAGGAAACACAGGGGCTCTTGCAAAGAATATGAACAATGCTTCCAATAGTTCGCAGAAGCTTTCTAAAGGCGCAAGCGGAACAGGAAGCGGATTAAAAAAGGCAGCAGGTAATGCTTCTAAGCTTAAGAAGGAATTGAACGGAGCTCTTGCTGGATTCGATGCAATCAATAACATCAATTCAAGCAATGGTTCAAGTGATCCATCTTCAGGTGGCTCAGGTGGTTCGGGCGGTGTTGGTGGTTCCGGCGGTGATATCGGCGGATTCAGCATGGATGACAGCGGTGCAGAAGAACAGAAAGGGCTTCTTGAAGAAGTAGACAAGCAGTTAGAAGAAATCAAGAAGAAGGTTGCAGAATTCTTCCAGCCATTAAAGCAGTCATGGGATAAGTTTGGTGCGCCGATGATTGCAGCTGCAGTATATGCATTTAATGGTGTCAAGAATCTTCTTATGGAAATCGGCAAGTCAATGTATACAGTGTGGGAAAACGGCACAGGTGCAAAGACAGTTGAATTGATATTGAAGATATTTACTAACATCTTTAAGATAATTGGCAATATCTCGCAAGGATTGGCTGATGCATGGAATACTGCCGGTCTAGGTGATTCAATTATCCAGCACATATGGAATATCTTTAACTCTGTATTGAAGATCATCAATGAGATTCTGAAAATTGTGAGAGATATCACTAAGGCGATTGACTGGACTGTTGTACTAGGTGCAGTGAATGTGGTTCTTGGCATCATTGACGGATTATTCTCTTTCATAGCAGACAATGTAGGCCTTATTCTTGGCGTACTTTCAGCTATTGCCGGATTATCATTATTCTCTACTATCGCTGGAATCCTTGGCACTGTTGTTACACAAATCCAACTTGCGGTTGGAATTTTTGCTGGATGGACATCACTTGCAACTGCATTAAGTGGTGCGTTCGGAATTCTTCCACAGATATTCGCATCTATTGTAATGGCTGTGAATCCTGTAAACGTCATCATTGGGGCAGTCATTGCTACGGTGGTAGATTTATGGAATAAGAGCAAAAGCTTCAGAAATGACATAGTAAGCATTCTAGGAAATATCGCTACTATTGTTCAGAAGGTGTTTCTGAATATTGTTGCACCTATCATTGATACAGTAGGAAAAATCATTAGTGACTTTGTGGATATGGTTCTTAAGCCGTTGTGGAATGCGTGGGAGAATGTGTTCGAGAGCATAATGGGCTTGGTAAGTGACTTCCTTAAGTTCGTCACACCAATCTTCAGTACAATCCTTGATATTCTAGGACCTGTATTTGAATTGGCCTTAACAGTATTAAGAGGTACATTCGATATGGTATTTTCTGCAATTAGGGGAATTATAGAACGCGCAGACAAAAATATCTGTGAAAAAGTCAACAATATCAGAGAATTCTTCCGTAATCTAGGTGAATGGATGGAAGGAACTTTCGGCTTCAAATGGAAGAATGTGTTTGAAACAGTTAAGAATGTCGTCAAGGCATTCAGAGACTACATGGGTCCTATCATCAATTCATTACAAGTGGTTTTCATGGGTCTTGTTAACTTTATCAGTGGTGCATTCTCAGGCAACTGGAGAAGAGCATGGTTTGGTGTCAGACAGATATTTGAGAGTATTGTTTCTGGATTAAGCCACATCTTCAAGGCTCCATTGAATTTCATGATTGATGGAATCAATAAATTCTTAAGCAGCATTGGCAAGATAAAGATTCCTGACTGGGTTCCTGGTGTCGGTGGAAAAGGATTCTCAATTCCTAGGATTCCTAGACTCGCAAAAGGTGGTATCGTAAGTGCATCCACTATCGCCAATATTGGTGAAGCAGGAACAGAAGCAGTAATACCATTACAGAGAAACACACAGGGACTTGATATGATTGCTGAAAAGATTTCAGAAAGATTATCACTTTCTCAGAATGACGGCACAGGTGCTACCTACGTCATTAAATTAGTGCTTGATGACGGCAGAGTAATCACTAAGATGGTGATTGACAATATCAAGGACTATGAAGCACGCACAGGCAAGCCTGTATTTGACTATTAGGAGGTGGAATAAATGGCAGATGAAGCGAAAATCAAGATAAACGGAACACTTATTCCGACTCCTTCAGAGATTAGCGTAGAAATCAATGATTTAGATTCGGACAGTGTCAGACCTGTATCAACAGGCATCTTAAGAAGAAATAGAATACGCTCTAATATGCTTAAAATCACATGCACATATAAACTGAATACATTCACAGATGTAATGAATATTCTGAAGGTACTCACTCCGGCAGAGTTCACAGCAGAACTCTACATTCCTGATCATGGTATCAGAGGAACTAAGAAGATGTATGCTTCAAATAAGAAATACAATTACAAGAGAGTGCAGTCTGGTCTAAAGGCAGATTCATTCTCTTTCTCTCTGATTGAGGTGTGATCATATGCTTATAAAATATGGAGAGACAAATGTAACGGACAGACTTCTTGATTATAAGATGTCTGTCTCTTTTGCTGACTGCCGTATGATAGGCAACGTGCCATCAATTGAACTGACAATGAAGTTCGATAACTATGACGGCATTCTTGACAATATCGACATCAGCAAGTACTGGGAAGTCAAGGAGAATGATGCATCTGATACAAGATACTTCAAGGTGTATGATCAGCCGGAGAAGTACACCAAGGAACTCACTCTCAAGATGTATGACAACAACTATTCTCTTGACAAGGCATACGATACTAAACTGTCTTATCCTGTCACTATAAAAGACCAGCTAGACGAGATTGAAAGTCTGACTGGTCTTTCTATTATTCGTGAAGGAATACCACAGTATGTTCTTGATAAGAGCGTATCATGGTATGATAACACGATTGTGATAAGAAACTATCTTGGGTGGATTGCTGAACTGTTTGGGGCTAATGTCTATGCAGAGGGAATTGATTCTATTAGATTTGTTCCAATTGAAAAGACTGCCTTTGCTGCTACACAGGATTTAACAGATTATGAGAAGAATGAGGTGTATACACTCACAAGAGTATATGCTGAAAATGGTCTCAATCCTCTTTCTAAAGGCGACGAAACAGGAAATACGCTATTTATTGATTCAGCAAATCTATATGCAGATGAACAGAGCATTATAGACAGCATCTATGACAGACTTAGAGGATTGACTTTCAACCAGGTGAAGAATGTCACTATGATATCGGTTGATAACCTTCTTCCTGGTGCTCTTGTCAATTATAACAGTAATGAATTCACTTTCTTTGTATCGGATCTGACTGTCAGTTATAAAGGTGGACAGTTCTCTATGTCTACGGTTGACGGCAGTGTGACAACAAAGAATGAAGAAAAGACAGTGAATCGTGTATCTAATACAACACGAATCAGAAAGCTGCAGGTCCAGCAGGACCAGGAATCATTGAAACTAGATATAATCGCAAAGGAACAGGAAGGCATCAATGACAAGATGGCGCAATTAAGCCTGTCCAATGAGAAGATATCACTAAGGGTTTCAGAAGTTGAAGAAAAGGCTGGAGAAGCAATCAAACAGGCACAGGGTTCAGTTAAGAAGTTTGTTTGCGAGTATGCTTCTTCGAATGACGGAACGATTCCACCAGAAACAGGTTGGTCAGAGACTGCACCGACATGGCGTCCAGGATTCTATATATGGCAGAGAACTGCTACGACGATCAACAATACTGTCACATACAGTACACCGGTATGTATAACAGGTGCAAAAGGTGAGGATTCTATATTGTTGTGTATAGAGTCATCAAACGGCACGACGTTCAAGAACAGTGATGTGGCAACTATATTCACAGTGAACATCTATGTGGGTGGAGTTGTGATTGATAACTCTTCAAAATTGAGAGAGACATTTGGAGATAATGCATATCTGCAGTGGTTCATTAAAAGGCATGGAGAGACAGAATTCAGCAAGATCCCATTAGATGATTCAAGACTCAACGATAACGGGTTCATGTTTACTATTTCAGCGAAAGACATTAAATTCAAGGCAGTATTCAACTGCGAATTAAACATTTAGGAGGAAAATTATGGCAATTAAAGCGGTCAATCAGATTGACGTTATCGACTTAACCGATGGTTATTCCGTCGTATTAACTAATGACAACTATACATTCTTAGGTACTACTACTTCTGTAAACGGTACACAGACAACTACTACACAGGTAATGGCATTGTGCGGGAGTGAACAGGTTCCGTGCACAGTAGGGACTATCACATGTCCTACAGGAATTTCAGCAGTATCTGACGGCAAGTCACCAATGCCAACAATCACAGTTACTGCAACATCTGCATTAACTAAGAGTGGCACTATCACTATTCCTATCGTCGTTGATGGTGATATTACAATCAACAAGACATTCAGTTTCTCAATTGCATTCAAAGGTCAGACAGGACAGAATGGTACAAGTGTTACCGTAAGTTCCACTTCTGTAACTTACCAGGTCGGTGCAAGTGGAACTACTAAGCCAACAGGTGAATGGAGCGCTACTGTTCCAAATGTACCGAATGGTCAGTTCCTTTGGACTAAGACAGTAGTCAAGTATTCTGACGGCAAATCAACAGAAGCCTATTCAGTCTCTTACAAAGGTACAAACGGCACAAATGGTTCAAACGGTACAAGCGTTACTGTAAGTTCAACATCTGTAACATACCAGGCAGGCACAAGCGGCACTACTCCTCCAACAGGAACTTGGAGTACTACAGTGCCTAGCGTGGCAAATGGTCAGTACTTATGGACAAAGACTGTTGTAAACTATTCGGATGGTAAGTCTACTGAATCATATTCAGTTTCCTACAAAGGTACAAACGGCACAAATGGAAAGGATGGCTTAGACGCTATCACAATGGCCATCACCTCAAGTGGTGGAACAATCTTTAAAAATACCGCTATTGCTACAACTTTAACTGCTCATGTCTATAAGGGTGGGGTTGAAGTAACTGGTTCTGCGTTATCTGCATTAGGAACCATCAAGTGGTATAAGGACGGCGGAACTACTGCTGTAGCAACAGGTGCAACATACACAATCGGTGCAGGTGATATTACAAACAAGGCAACATTCAGCGCTCAGCTAGAAGGTTGATAACATGATAAAGGCATCAGCAAGCGTAACTCTTGCAAGAGTCAACGATGGAGAGGACGGACAGGGCATCCGTTCGATTACTCCAGAATATTACTTGTCTGATTCTTCAACACAAATGCCTGATGAAAACAGTGACGGATGGAAGAGTGTTCCGGATGACTATATTGATAAGCACTACTATTGGGTGAGATCAAGAATATTGTGGGATGATGGAACGTATACAACAACTACACCGACACTTGCAAATGACTTGAAATCAATCATTGATGACTATGACAACAGAATCAACAACATGAACAGTCAGCTGCAGCAGGCAACTAAGGACGCTTCTTCATCCATAGAACAGACTAAGACATCTATCTTACAGACCGTATCAGAAAACTATTATAGTGCTTCTGACGGTAAAAACCTTGCTTCCACTGTATCTACTATTCAGCAGACAACAGAAAGTATTCAGATGGGATTTGTAAAGAAAGAAGACTTTAGTTCTCTTTCTGACACAGTCTCAAGCAATCAGACTCAGCTAAACACTTATATCAGATTCAATTCGGAAGGAATTGAAATAGGTAAACAGGATTCGGAATTCAAAACACGACAGACGAACAGCAAGTACTCTATTCTTCAGAATAATGATGAAGTAGCGTATTTCGCCAACAACAGAATGTATAACTCAAACATCGAGGTTTCTAGTTCGCTAAGAATTGGAAATTTCGGATTCATTGTTAACAGCGATGGATCATTGACTTTTAAGAAAGTAGGTGGTGACTAATGGCAACATCTTCATCATGTTCCGCTTCTTTTGCAAGTGGGAACGGCAATGTCACGATGACAATGACACGAACAAGTGTCAACGTGGATGGCAACTATGATTTGTGGACTGCTAAACTGACAATGTATTATAAGTGGAATATCAATTCCAGTGCTACAAAATACGGATCTATGTGGGCTAATGGTGTCCTTATCTGGTCAGGTGGTGTAAGCGTCGGTACAAGTGGTGGAACTAAGACTCTTGCAACAGTTACTAACATCAAGATTCCTCACGATAACAATGGAGGCAAGCATTTCGATTTCTCATTCTCACAGGAACTGAAGGTCACTCTTTCGGGCCACTATGTAGGTAGTGTATCTGCTTCTGGTGGCATCGACTGCGATGTTATACCTAGAGCAACCAAGCCATACTGCTCTCCAGCATCCGTATATTTCGGTAATAGTGTCACAATCAAGACACCTAGAGCGTCCTCTGATTTTGGACATGTAATCTCGTACAGCTATTATGATACGAATGTACAGATTGCTGATAATCAGTGGAATGATGAATTCAAGTGGACAGTTCCTGTTTCGCTCATTGATAAGATGACTAATTCATCTCAGTCTTATCTTACGTTCAAGGTAGATACATATAACCGTGCTGGTAAATACATAGGCACAAACTACTGTCGATTAGATTTATTGATGCCATCGGGATATGAGCCTACTATCACAGGAATCACATACACAAATGATGATACTGCTATCGCGAATAGATTTGGAGCAACAACGATTATTCAAGGCATTTCAAAAGTCAAATGTAATGTATCAGCAACGGCGAAGAATGGTGCTTCAATTACTTACTATTACAATGAGGTTGATGGACAGATTGCTCAAGGACCTAATACATGGTTCATTACTCAACCGTTTAAGTCCTCTGACACAGTTATTCTTAAATCGACAGTTACAGATTCAAGAGGGCAGAAGGCTACACTCTCCAAAAATATTGATGTTACAGAGTGGTACTCACCAACCGTTAAGAATGTGAGTGCTCAGCGTTGGAATGTATCGACTAACAAAGCAGACGATGACGGCACGGCGGTGAAGATTACTTATTCATTTTCAATTGCACCTGTTGCAAACAAAAATGATAAGACTGTCATGATCCAGTATAAAAATGGCGAGACATGGACAACTCTTGCGACTTACACAGATTCATACAGTGGCGAGAACAAGGTATATATATCATCTGCTGGCAAGTTCAGTACAGATAATGCTTATTCATTCAGAGTGCTTGTGAAGGATTACTTCACTACAGATGGCGTTGCAGCTTATGCTGCTATCGTTCCTTCGTTCAAGCTGCTTGATTTTTCTGCTGATGGTAAAGGGATTGGAGTTGGATGCAAGGCTGAAAGCGGCAAGTTAAAGGTGGATATGCCTCTAGAAGCGCAGTCGTACAATGGCTACACTTTTGATTTTGATACAGAAAATCAGACCGATACATGGATTCCTGTTCTTAAGGATGGAAAATTACAGCATAGAGTTATGCAACCTATTGGATGGTCTGCACCAGTTACGTTAGGGAACGCATGTGGTATCACATTCAAGTATCGCTATAACGGGTATTTTGTATTCCTTTCCTATGACGGTTCATTTTCCAACAATACAGGATTTTCGGCAGGAACAGGGTACTCTCCAGGAGATGGAAATCTTCCCAGCCTTATTGGTGGTATAGGTAATTTCTTTAGCGCTGTTGTAACGGACAATAGATACAGATTGGCGATAAGATACTATCCTTCTTTATCCAGCAATAAATTGGCACTCATATCAATGGATTCTGTAACTGTTGCCAAAGGTGCTTATATAACAGGATTCGTTATGATTCCAAGAGTTTCAGCAAACAAATAAAAAAAACAAGGGGAAATTAAAATGAAATTATACAACACATCATTAAAGTATATGGATTCAATCAATGCATTAGGAGGAACTATCGTGGCAGTACTGAGTGCAGTTTTTGGTACTCATTGGCTGTTATTTGTTGGGTTTCTAGTTCTTAATGTGATTGATTACATCACAGGAGTTAGAAAGTCACGTTTAACGGGGAAGGATAATTCTGCCAAGGGAGTGCGTGGTGTATGGAAAAAGTTAGGGTACTGGTTAATGGTACTCGTTGCTTTTCTCGCATCAGCGATTTTTATTGAGATTGGTAAGACTTTAGGAATTGACTTATCTGTAACTGCCTATATTGGGTGGTTTACTTTGGCATCTCTCATTATCAATGAGTTACGCAGTATTCTTGAAAATTTCGTTGAAGCAGGGGATAACGTACCATCCGTACTTACAAAAGGTTTAGAAGTGGCTGAAAATGCTATTAACAAGGAGAAATAATCATGGGTAATGACGAATTTTTAAGGATTGCAACTGAAGAAGTAAGAAGATATACAGAAGAACATCTAGAAGATCCACAGGATTTTGATATTTATGTGGTGTGGTGTTGTAAAACTCTTCAGAATAACAAGGCTTTACTATCAACTACACTTTCAGATGGGATGTATTTTGAATGCACATATAACGGCGATAAACAGGAAATGTATCTAGACGCATACAGAAAAGAGAAGAATGTGTGTATTAAGGTGGAGGAATAAACATGAGTTATATTTTTAAGACTAATATTGCGAATAGAAGCAATTACGGAAGCGCTAGAGAATTGAACACAATCAAGTACTTAGTAATCCACTATACATCAAACGATGGGGACAGTGACGAGAGCAACGGAAAATATTTCCACAACAACGTTGTGAAGGCATCAGCCCACTATTTTGTAGATGATGATTCCGTTACTCAGTCAGTGCCAGACAACTATGCAGCGTATTCAGTAGGGGGCAAATGTCAGTCTAATCATCATCCACTTTATAATATTTGTAAGAATGCCAACTCAATCAGCATTGAAATGTGCGATTCAGTTAAAAATGGAGTTGTCGAGATTACAGATAAGACAATCGAAAACACTATGGTATTAGCATCAATCATTATGAAGCGCTACAATATCACAATTGATCGTGTTATTAGGCACTATGATGTAAACGGTAAGGCATGCCCTAACTGCAATGGATTATTACAGGATGCAAAGTGGGAAGCATTTAAAAATAGACTAATGGAAATCTACGCTGTAGTTAATCCATCTGAAAAGCCAACCGAAAACGCTACTGATAAATTAGGCACTTATGTAGTGACTGCATCAAGTCTAAGAGTCAGAACAGGGCCAGGAACAGGCTACAGAAGAAAAAAGAAATCTGAATTAACAGCCAACGCAAGAGAGCATGCTACATTCACAGGAGCACTTAAAAAAGGCACTAGAGTGACAGTCAAGGAAATTCGTGACGGTTGGGCTCGCATTCCATCTGGTTGGGTATGTGCTGATTATCTCAAAAAAGTCTAA